GTTCCACCGCCCCACTCGGAAGGGTAGTCCCATTCTGTATAAAATGGTTTATCAATTACCCTTTCGGATAAATTAGAAACTACTACGCCTAACAGTGGTTTTGCGTCATTGGGGGCTTTTGTGCTATCTATAATCATTTTTGCTAAATTTAAAATTTGTACTATTAATAGGCTTTAGTGCTGGAAATCCCCAACGAACGCAAAGCCACAAAACGTTATAGGCAACCGAGCTACACGTTGTCGTTAATCGTGATTTAAAAACCACATTCTTGCTTTAGTTACTATTGCGTTTTTTACTTTCTTTTCGTCAAGTCCGCTTACTTCTAATGTATCTTTTTCTTCTTTCAAAACATCGGTTACAATCCATCTTAAAAATTCTCCTGTGTTTTTAGCATCAATCAAAATGTTGTTTTCTTTAAAGAATGAAATACCTTGTTCTAATCTATTTTCAGAAACAGCCATTTCAACAAACTCATTAATACTTGCCATTGCTTCAACATCAATAGTATTTAAGACTTTTACTTTTGATGCAGAATGTTTTTCGCCCTTTGATTTAAACTTTAATTCTTGGTTTGTAACGCAAGTAAAAACAATTCCTTCGCCTACACCTGATTTATCAAAAAACTTTCCAACAGGACATTCATCTTCAACAGAAATAGTCATTTCAATAAGTTTGTTTTGGATTGTTTCAGGATTATTAAAATCAATATCAATTTCATAAGTAGGAAATTGTAAAATATTATAAATTCCAATTTCGTTTTTATGTAAATCAGTTGGTAAATCAACCCAATTATCATCTACCATAACTCCAAAAATCACAAACATTTTTTCAAGTCCGTTTATTGCAACTCCTTTTTGAACATTTCCACCGCACCATTCTCCATAAATAGCAACGTATTCAGTTGGTTTAAATTTTTCAAATAAGAAGTCTAAATTCTTAACAGACATTGCCGTCATAAATCCAGCATTATCTTCATTTAAAGACAAAACTCTTTCTCTCGATTGAAATTCAATTCTATCTCCGTAATTCACAATTCCTGCATTTGTTCCGTGAAGTTTTACAGTTCCTTTAAATTTTAAAGTTGGGTAATTTTCGGTGTGTTGGTAAATTGCTTTTCCTTCTTCATCTTTTCCTTTGTAATCGTGATTAGATTTTACGGTTCTAATCACATTTCTAAATTGTTCAATACTTGGGTACTTTTTCATTTTTATTAAAATTTAGTTATTAAAATTGTATTACGTGGTATGCCTATAACAAGCGTTTGGAGCAAGTTGCAGAAACATTTTCTTTCTATTCACGATTGCGGTGGCAACCTGCACCAAGCGCAACCGTTATAGTCAATGGCTACGTTAACGTTTCTTCAAGAAGTTTTTCAAATTCTAAAACTTTTTCTTTGTAAGAATCTAATACTTCAAACTCTGTTGTTTGTTTAAGTAAAATAATAGCAGAAATAAAACTTTCCAATAATTCTGGTGCTTTAGAAATTAATAAAGCATCTTCATTATTTGGTTCAACTCCTTCTGTTGGATAGTAATTCGTGTCATCTCCAAAATTACAAATTTCAGAACCATACTCATTTTCTAATGTTGCTAATCTACTTCCGTGCTGTGGAAACCATATCCATTTTCCTTTTGTTCCTTTAAATTCTGTTTTCATAATACTTTCAGTTTTTTAAAACCGCCACTAACTATAACAGTAGTTTGTAGCAATGGCTGGTTTATTGTTTAATTTAATGTTTTGGCTTTTCAGTTATTATAGTTTTTAACCCAAAACTACTCGCTTACCTGCACGCCACTGCAACAAGCTACAAAACGTTATAAGCAAGCTAAAACATCACGTATAGAAATAGCCATTTCATATTCTTCTTCACTAATAGCTAAGTCTAACATTTCTTGTATATCTTGTTTAGTAACTAATCCTTTTTCATAAACTTGTTTAAGTTCTTCTGTGTTGTGTTTTATAACTTCGTTCAATTCTCTTTTATCGTAAGAATTATGAATCACAATCATTTCTTCGTCTTGCCACAAAATATTTGGCTTACAAGCACAACTGCTATTTTCAGTATGCGGTTTTAAATCGTTAATTGGAATTATATTTATCATAAAAGCCTGCTTATAACAGTGGTTTTGCTCAATGGCTGTATTAGGCAAAATTTCAGCACTGTTTTGTATTTGTAAAATTTGTTTTTAATTCAATAATTTAGGATTGCTTTTCAGCCACTAAGCAAAGCCACAGAACGTTATAAGTAACTTTAAAGAACATTGCGTATAAAGAGGGTGTCATACCTTTTTGAATTGCCTCTGTTTGCTATTGTGTGCAGTAGCATCAGGTAAACTTACATTCATAGAACCGTTGGCACACTATCGATACTTTGGTAATCTAACTAATTCTTACCTTTGTTTTTATACGCAAAATTTACTTATATTGTTGTTAAATCTTTTTTCATATTCTTTAGTCTGACAATAAAATCATTCCATTATCAAAATAAATTTTGATTCTCTCATATTTTTTTCGGAACTTCGTCAAGCGACTCCCCGTTATTTTTCAGACGACTACGGTTAAATTCTAAAATCTTATTCATAAGTTTTTCATCACGCTTATTTTGCGGAAAATATGACTTTTCTAAAAACTCAATTTGTTCATAATTCCACATTCTAAAACACTTGAAGATGTAAAACCAAATCCAAGTTTTAAGCCACGAAAAAAATAAAACAACGGCTACCAGTGGTTTTGACTTATTGCCATATTTGGCTGTATTTTTATTTGATTTTGCATCAGTTTTCATAGTGATAAATTTAAAGTTGGTATTGTATTTAATCGGCAACAAACAAAGCTACATAGCGATGTGCCAAAATACATAACTACATAAACATTCATTCTCTAAAATCAAAATTCAATTCATCATTAGGGTCTGGGATGTTTATGTATAGGAATTCCGCACCCCATTTTTGAATGTCTTTTATGTATTGGCAAAATTGTGTTGTTGTCATTCCAGAACTTGTTATTTGCATATTTATTACCTCGCCTGTGTTTTTATTTGCAATTTCTTTATTAGGAGCAAATAATTTTAACAATATATCGTAGTGGATTGCCTTCATATCTAAAAACTCCCCTGTTTGCTCTAATAAACCATTTTGAACAAGTGGTAAAACACACCCCCAATAATAATTGTTTTGAGGGTTAGTGCGTTTTTTGGATAGTTTTGCAAAAGAAATTACAACATCTTTATTGTTAAAAAACTTAATAGCATTTAAAACTAAATTTCTATTTCTTTTAAATTGATTATTTTCTATTGATGTTGTAATTTCTATTTTCATTTTTTAACTAGGTATAGGTTTATTTTCATTTTTACCAACAAAATCAAAATCATCAGCTATTATGCTTGAATAATACTTGCCGTCTTTTTCTGTGTTTTCAATTTTGCCAATAATTAAAATTTCTTTCCCTTTACTAAAATACTTTTCTAAAATATCGGCTAGTTTTCCAAATGCAACTATGTTATGCCAACAAGTTTTTTCTACTTTATTCCCGTCTTTATCTTTATAGCTTTCGTCTGTTGCTATTGAGAATTTAACCATTGTATTGTTTCTTTGTAAATCATTACCAATACGCCCTTTTATTATCGCTTTATTTATGCTCATAAAAAATTATTTTTAATTGTTTGAAATATTTTTCCTTTTTCTTTTATTTTATTAATTATATTTTCATCTCGATTAATTCTAAATTTAATATACTCATTTTCGTTTATGTTTCTATTAAAATTATTTTCATCGTCATAAGTATCAACAGAAAGAAATACTAAATTAGCACTTTCCAAATTACTACACATTAATTGCGCTTGTATTTGCTCATAATTCTGTTTAAATTTCTTTTTTAATACTTCTGTATATTCTTTTTGATTTAATGACTTTAAAGGTTGTATTATGTCTAAAAAATCAGTTAGCCAAATAGTTTTCAACTCGTCAAAATCAACTATTAATCCATTCTCTATTTTGGCAAAATCGATGCTTGACGTAAAAATATCCATTTCTTCAAATGTTGCTTTCCATTGGCAAAAATAATCATTACTTAAAGTTAATAAATATCTTTGCTCTAAAATTGCACCAGTTCTCAAAGCATCAATAGGACTAGCAAAAGCATTGTAATTTTGCTTATCATCAGAAACAAATTTACGTATAAAATCTTGATAACCCTTTGTTTTATTATCCATTAAAAGATACTTAATATCGCCACTTCCTATATATAAATTCATAGTTATATAAGTTTTTTATCTGAATAAGTTTTATAAATAGCATTTATATTAGCCTCTGTCATATCATCTAAAGAACTAATATTAAAATATTTAAGCACTTCTTGAAGCAAAGAAATATTTTTTTCTAAATAATTAACAACTGCAATTCTTTTATCCGAAGTAGTTTTCTTTTGTTCTTGTTGTTTACTTTTTTCGTTGTCAGGGTCTTCTCCTGTTGCAATTTTATAAGCATTTAATAAAGCATATTTTCTAGCGTATGTAGATGCTTTACCAAAGCCTTTATCTCCACTATCTATACCTTTTCCAAAACTCTCTATTTCGATAAAACTGCTTATATCTTCTAAATCAATTATTTTTAAAGTTAATTTAATAGTATCAACATAAGTAATTTTTTCTTTTGCACCGTCCAAAACTTTTAATATTTCGGAGTTTATAAGTTCCTGTTTAATTGGAATTGATACAAGTTTATATTTTGTTTCTGCGTCTTTTACAGCCAAAGTAACATCTATATCGCTAACTGCTTTATAAGCATAATTTCCGCTACCAACGGTCATATCTTTTGTTATATTTCTAACCTCATTAGATACAAGTTGTATTTTTTCAAATAAATTATTTTTTTCACTCATTTTATTTAATTTTAAATATTAATTATTATTGTTTTAGTTCGTTATTTTATTATAAAACTCATCGCTAATATTAATGGTTTTAATTTCATTTATAGTTTTTGAAAATCTATCTATAATACCATTTACATAACGCCCTTTACCTCTATATTTATAATAAATATGTAAGTGGTTGCTATATGAAAATCTTATCCAAACTTTTTGATTTTTATTAAATCTTTTAGTTTTTTTAGTAGTTTTGAAGTAGCTAATGGTAGGCATCTTTATTGTTTTTAGTTATTAAATATACGAAATAATATCGAGATATTAAAATAGTTACTCATTTTTATACTTTATAAAAAAACTGCAATTTTCTTCTTCAAATTTGTTTAAATAAATTTCTTGATTAACAAGCATATCATTTATAAACTGTATAAACCTTGCGCATTCTTTACGCTTTGTGCATTTTTCGTTGCTACAACGTGAAATGTCATTAGGGAGTTTGTTTTTCATAAAAAAGCACCTATTAAAAGTCCTGCTACAAAAGAAATTATTGCTATTGTAGTTTTAGAAAATCTATCAAATAACATTGCTATTTCTTTTTCATCATCTTGTAAGTGGTTGTAGTTTTCCATAATTATAATTTTTCAAAATTTAATACTTCGGTATAATCTATACTATCGCTGTCGTATGATTTTATAAACTTCTCTACTGCTTCACGCTCATAGGCTGTCATATCTTTGAATGTACGCCCATTTACTTGCCATTTACCGTCTTTAAGCTCTACTGTGAATGTTATTTCCATAATTTATAGGTTTTGAATAAACATCGTTATTCGGGTTAAATTTTGGGTTAATTTTGTAGGCTACATTGCCTACTATATCGTGCAATCTTTTTAAATTGCTTATGTAAAATATTTCTTTTGTTGTCATTATAAATGTATTTTTAAATCGCTTTCCATTTCTTCGGCAAGCTCGGTTAAGCCTAATTCTTTTACAACTTCTATTATTAGTTTATGTGGGCAATTTGTAAATGATAACTCGATTTTGTCAAATTCTTTTCGCAATAAAAAACCAATATAACTCTTTGATTTGTCCGATAATTTTACTATATTAGCCATAGATTAAACGTTTAAATAAGTTGATAATATGCTTAAAACATCGTTTAAATGTTCTTTGATATTCGTTCGTTCTGCACAGACATCGCTCGGTAGTTCTGTAACTACTGCGCTTTCAAGTGTTAAATCATACTCGCAACCACTTGGCGGAGTGTCCCAATCGCCGTCAGAACTTGCAGAAGTAACTCGTCTGTAAGCTGAATATTCGATATGACCTATAAGCTCATTTCTATAAATAAGCTCGCAATCTCTGTAAATCATTTCATTATCATCGTCTGCATTGCCACTTAAATAGTATGACAAGTCTTTTTCTATACAAATAATAACAGCGTTTTTTAAGTTTTCTATTGTATTTTTCATTGTTTATTATACATTTTTAATTGTTCTTTTGTGTATGGGTTTATAGGATAATCATAAAGATTTTTATTAGGGTAACATTCTTTATAAAATATAAAATCTAATTCTTTACTATATAAAATTTTACCATCATTATTTTCTACAATTTGAGGATAACCACTCCAACCCAAAGCAACAGTTAATTTATCATAAAACTCCTTTGGTTTTAACTCCATAATTATTTGTTTTAAATTTTAGTGCCGTTGTGCCATCGAAAGCAGTTCCTAAAAAACCAACGGCTATATTGATTTTTACTTTTAAGCGTTTTTCAAAGTGGTATAATCAAAAACCCACCGCATTGTATTTTTATCTTTTCAGTCATTTTTCAAGAAGCTATAATACTACGCACTGACTATTCTTGGAAGTAAGCCCCAAGTGGCTATATTTTTTCAGTATGTCAAAGAGCTTTTGTATTACTCAACAAAGATACATTTATTTTTTAATCCCCCAAACAAAAAGGGATAAATTAATGTAATTTGTATTCATTCTAAATAAGATTTAAAAATAACGTGTTGAAAATTAGTTTAGTAGCATTTTATTTCGTAACTTTATACTTTAAGTTATTTGAAATATTGCTATATATTTTCGACTTCTTGCTGAATATAGTCTTTTAGGTCGTTGTAGTTCTTCTCGCTGAAATTGTGGTCTGTTACTTTATCGCTTGCTTTTTTATAAACAGTATCAACTCTATTTTTCATTGCTTTGGCTTGAATTTTAGGCGATATGCCAAGCCTATCAACTATGTTTTTTATTTTGTCTTTTGGCTCTTTGCTCATATAGAATTATATTTTTATTTTTAAAATATTTATCACATTTTCAAGTTCTTCAAGCGAATATTTGCTATAATCTGTATATTCTAAAACCTTGATTAATTTATTTTTTTTATACTTATGTTTTAATACATCTGTTTCTAAATGATAAAATACAGGAGAAAAACCACTCCCACCAATCAATTTTGCCTTACTATTTATTAATTCAATATTGAATTTACGGAAACCGCTAAAAGCCATTTTAGGCGTTAATCTATCTATTTTAACAACATCTTGTATGACCCCATATTGAATATTATACAAAATATCGCCTACTTCTAATTTGTTATCTTTCATTATTGTTTCATTTTGATATAGCAAAGATATAACTATTTTTTAAACCCCCAAACAAAAAGGGATAAAATATTAAATTATTTTCATATTACTATATTTTACAGGCTTTCACGTTGTAGGAAAATCTTACAAAATAAAACCTACACATATAAAACCATAAAAAAATAACACTTATTTAGAATAATTATAAATAATATTGCTACATTTGTAGCTAAATAACACAAAAAATATATTAAAAAATGGGAAAACGCAAATACATAGAAACTCCCAATAAGATGTGGGAGTACTTCCAAGCCTACAAAAAAGAAGTAAAAGACAGTCCTATACTTGTGCAAGACTATGTAGGGAAAGACGGAACAGCGGTTTATAGACAAAAAGAAAAACCTCTTACATTAGATGGTTTCGAGTGCTGGTGTGCCAATAACGATATTATAGAAGATTTAAGCCAATATTTCGCAAATACCGAACAAAGGTACGCAGATTATCAAACTATCTGCTCACGTATAAGAAAAGAGATAAGAAACGACCAAATATCAGGTGGTATGGCTGGCATCTACAATCCAAGCATCACGCAAAGACTTAATAACTTGGTTGAACATCAAGAAGTGAAAGCAAATATTACAACAACACCAATTTTCGGCAACAATCCACTTGACAAAATATAACTGTGCTAAATTAGTATATATAAAACGCTGGGAAAATAGCTATGTTTGTTAAAATGATATACATTTTATGGTAGAAAATGACTTCACATATAAACCTACAACAGCGTTTTGGAAAATCCAAAAACTGATAAAAAACGGTATATCAAAATTTAAAGACAAAGAGCAAAAAGTTTTTATAATTCAAGGCGGACAAGGGGCAGGCAAAACCATTGCTATACTGATGCTGTTAGCAGATTATCTACAACGAAACAAAGCAGAAGGAACTATTTGCTCTGCGGAATTAACAAAGGTAAAAGATACTGTTTTAAATGACTTTGTAAAAATAATGCAAGACTATAATCTTTTCGATTACCGAAAATATGATAAAACACGCTCAAAGTACGTGATTGATAGCGGGCATTTCGTGGAGTTTATAGGACTTGACAAAGAAGATATAGGGAAGGGGCGTAGAAGAAAATTTGTTTATATTAACGAGGCAAACAAAATCACACAAAAGCAATACAGTGATATTACAGCAAGGGCGGAGATAGTTATAATCGATTTTAACCCCGACAAACACTTTTGGGGTCACGATTTAATAAATGATTTCAACTTTATAAATTTAACCCACAACGACAATGAGTATTTAAGTGATAATGAGCGCAACAATATTTTAGCTTATTATGAAAAAGGCTACAATCCTGATGGAACAGTAAAGAATGAGTTTTGGGCAAACCAATGGCGAGTTTATGGCTTAGGCGAAATAGGTAGCATCGAGGGCCGTGTGTTTACGCATTTCAAAGAAGTTGATGCTATGCATTTCTTGAAATTACCGTTTAAGTCGCATTATGGCGTCGATTGGGGAGTAAACCATAAATTTGCAATAATCGAGGGCAAGTATGATAGAGATACAAATACAATCTATTACCACGAATTAAATTATAAAAGCGAAAATGAATTAATATCTGAGTTACCAAGCGAGTACATTGCTAAAATGAATGAGAATGGTGGAATTATTAGATATACTTTTGATAAGTTACAAATACCTAAAAATGCAGATATAGTTTGCGACTGTGCAAATCCTGAAAAGATATTAATATTAAGAAAATATGGCTGGGAGCGAGCCTATGGAATAGCAAAACCAAAAGGCAGTATAATGAGTGGTATATCATTGATGCAAGGTACAAACGTTTATTATACATCAACTTCTAACGGTATAAGATTAGAACAGCAAAACTACTCCTACGCCAAAGATAGATTAGGAACTATTGATGATGAAGTCATAGACGATTTTAACCATTCATTAGATGCTTGCCGTTATTTGCGCAAACATTTTGAAACAAGAAAATAAAAAAAGTTATTATTATTTAGACTAAATAAAAATAAAGTATTATATTTGCGATTGTAAAAGGTTAATTTAGAGTAGTTAGGTTTTTTAATATTGTAATTTTGCTACCTCAATTTTGGTAGGATTGAGGTAGTTTTTTAAAAAAGCAAATGGCATATAATTTTAATTTATCATTCGGGAGAAGTTTACCTAATTTCGTTGAGCGAGATGTAAAAGGCAACTGGTTTTACTCAATGCTTTTCGGAAGTAAAAAGAGAGGTGGCTTCAAGGACTATGAATGTATGCTAAATGAAGTTTTGCAAAACCCAGCAATTTTAAAAGTACTTACATTTAGAGCTGATGTTTATTCACAAGTTAGAATAGACAGCTACAAAAATGATAAAATAGACAAAAAAAACATTCTTTTTGATATACAAAAACGCCCTAATTATTGGCAAACGTGGAGCGAGTTTCATTTTGATGTAGAGTTTTATCGTTGTTTAGGCAGTGCTTATATATACAAACAAGGGGAAAGTGTTTATTGCTTAAACCCAGCTAAAATCAAAATTGACAAAACCACACAAGAACTTTACCAAAGATTGATATTCTCGCAAGGCGCAGTAAGAGATTTTAAAGGCAAAACATTCAAATACAAACTTAACGATAATAAAGAAACTATACTTGAATTATCTAACTTATATATTTTAAGTGATTTAACAGGTAGTTTAAGTAACGACTTCTTTGCACCACCAAGCCGTTTAGAGAGCTTGTACCAAGTAGCTATTAATGGTAATTTAGCGATAGCTTCAAAGACAAGAAATTTAGAGTTTACCCAAACATATCTAGTAAGTGGGCAACATAATAGCAGTGACACATCTTCTGTACCTATGGGAGAAAAAGAAAAAGATGGCATTGAAAAAGGTTTATTAGGACAAAGAGTAATACACGCCACAGAAAGCAAAGTAGATTTTACTCATTTGGTAAGTAACTTAAAGGCGTTAGGACTTGACGAAAGCTATTTAGCTGATTTAACTATTGTAGCTAATATGTACGGTGTTGATACAGATGTTTTAGGTATTAGTACAAAAAAATCTAGCTATGAAAACAAAGAAAAAGGCATAGGGGCGTTTATAGACTATACCTTAATGCCAAAAGTTCAGCAACTAACTGAATTGTATGAGCAGATTTATGAACTTGAAGATGTAAGAGGAACTTTTGAACATCTACCGTTTAATCAAATATTCCAAGCTGAAAAGGTAACAAATGATAATAATAAACTTACCAACTTGAAATTAGCACAGGAGTTGGGGGTTGATGAAAAGATATTAAAAGAAAAAGCAACTTTAATAATTGGCGAGTAATGAGTGATATTGGTAAAGAAATACAAAAAATAGATAAAATGCTACAAAATGAGCATTTGCCCGAAGATTTAAGAGCATCTTTGGAAAAGAAAAAACACGCATTGTCTAAACAAAAAGAGATATTGAAATGATAAAATGTAAAGAGTTAAACAAAGAGTTTGCAACAGAAAAGGAACTCTTTACCGCTTTAAAAGAAAATGAGGCGTTAATCTTTGCTCAAAAGAAAATGGAATGCAAAAGTATCGATAAAGGCAATGCTATTGTGTTAAACCAAGTTGAGCTATGTAAAAACTTTGAAGCAGATACCGAAAAGGCTTTTAAAACAGATGACGACCATTATTATATCGTTGTAAATTCTGCAAACTATTTAGACAGCCACAAAGATGTACACGTTTCAGGTAATTGGGATAAAACTGTAAATGACCAACAAGGAAAGGTTTATTTATTGTGGGGTCACGAGTTTGGTATTACTGATAATATATTAGCGTTCCCGAATGATATTGAAATGTTTACCGCCAACATAAAATGGTCTGCGCTTGGCAAAAGTTATGCTGGTAGTACTTACTCGTTAATCTACAAAATAAAAAAAGATGCTATTCAAAACAAAAAAGTAAAAGAGTGGTTAGACAACGGACAACCATTGCAAGCATCTGTAAGAATGATTTATGTAAAATTGTTATCAGCATTCAACACTGACGACAAAGATTTTGCAGAACAAAAAGCAGTATTTGACAAGTATTACCCATTAATTGCCAACAAAGAAGAATTTGAAGAAATAAAATATTTTTGGGTAGTAAAAGAAGCGCAAAACAAAGCTGAAAGTAGTTTGTTGCCTTATGGCAGTAATTCTGCAACAGGGCGAATAGAAACCAAAGAAGATTTAGAAATTGAAGCCGTTGAAGACACTTCAAACGAAATACCCGAGCCGTCAATAGACACTCAAACTGAGCAAAAAAATAAAGTAATAATTTTTTAAATTAAAAGTAAAAATGGATTTTAAATTTAAAACACAGGAAGAACTCAAAATAATGAGTGATGCCGAAGTAACTAATTACCAAGCCGATTTAGAGGCTTACAGAGTTACACAAATGAAAGACACGGTTACAACCGAAGTAAAAGAGGCTTTAAACAAAGCACAAGAAACGTTAAAGAACTTCTTAATTGATGAGGTAACTAATCAAATGGCAGAAAAAACAAATCAAACCAAAAACGAAACCCGATTTGTACAAGAAATGCTTAAAAATGTAGAGGAATTTGACACAAAAGACAGCAACTACCGTTCAAACATCACAATCAAAGCTCCTGACTATATGGGAACTGCAAACGTTCAAAACAGTGTAGCTGGTGGATATTCTCCTTTATTTGGAAACTACATTGATGCCGAAGTTGGTCACACACCAAAACCCGAGCTATGTATTTTGCCGTTAATCAATTTAAAAACACAGCCAAACACAGAAGTAATATATCATACTTCAAGATATAATGAAAATGGCGATGCTGTATTTTTAAACGAGGGAGGTTTAAAACCAATCGTAAAAGCAGAATGGATTACAGACCAAACAAACGCAAAAGAAGTAGCTTTACGCTGGAAGTTTACAAAAAGATTAATGAAACACGCTCCAAGTGTAGTGTCTGATTTTGCAGAACACGCAGTTGAATTAATGGAGTTGAAAATGGACGATGGTGCTTTGTCAGGCGACGGTATTGGAGCAAATATGTTGGGTATTACAGCCCCAGCAGTATCTTCTGCATTTATACCGCCCGTACAATTAGCTAACCAAGTTGCAATGCCAAATATCTACGATGCTATTATAGCTATTGCTTCGCAAATTGGACTATTGAACTTCAAAGGCAATTTGACCGCTGTACTAAACACTGTTTGGGAAGCTAAAATGAAAACATTGAAAAATATAGATGGCGACTATATCATCCCGCCATTTGTTACACCAAGTGGAGATATGGTAGGTTCTGTAACTGTAAAATTCAGCAATAGAATTTTAGATACACATATATTAGTTGGAGATTTAAGAAAATTCAATGTAGTTATCTGTGATGAAATCGAGTATGATGAGGGGTATGAAAATGACGATTTTAGCAGAAACCTTGTTAGTAAAAAATTAGAAGCATTTATTGCCTCTTACATCAAAAGAGCAGATATCGGGTCTATCGTTTATGACGAAATAGATGTAGTATTGACCGCTATTGAATTACCATAATCATTAATATTATAAGATATGTCAAAAGTAGAAAAAACCGTAGAAAAATTTGATGCTGTTTCGATGTTAAAAGAAAACGGAGCAAATAAAACAGTAGTTAAATTGACCGAGAGAAAAAATGTGAGAATGATTAAAGATACATACCATTTAAAAGCTGGTAGAGTAGTAACGCCTCACATAGTAGTAGCTGATGCCTTTATTAAACAAGGTATAGCAGAAGAAGTAAAAGAATAAAACATTTTTGAGTTATGTTAATAAAAGCAACTGATTTTAAAGGAGAAGTATTTGTAAGTAGCACATTGGAGGAATTTGGCAATGCTAATGAATTACAGTACTACATAGACAAGTACGCTTCGCAGTTGCTTTTATTTACTCTTGGCAAAACGCTTTTTGATGAATTGAAATTACAGCTCGATGTTAATGGCGACTTGTTGCCAACTGCACCACAAGAGTGGGTAGATTTTGTTGCAAAAGCAAAACAACCGCTATTGTTTTATGTTTTTTGGTACTATTACCAAAATGGAAATGTACAAATAAAACTAAACATAAAAAACGCAACAATATTGAGTTCACGACCTACATTAGCTTATGTATGGAATGAATTTATTAGACTTTACCAATCAAACTGCGAGCATATACACCCGTTTATATCTATGAGCGAGTGGGGTATATTTGTAGATTATTTTGGAACAAATAATGAAGAAATAGATGAGGTAAGTCTTATACAATTCGTGCGTGATACATTCGATTTTCACGAAAGCAAGTTGTTTAGAACGAGTGCAAACACAAATAGGCTTGGTATATGATAACGATAGGAATGCTTTTAAGAAATGAGTTCGCTGATGTAACATTTAATGATGAGCCAATCAATACAGATTTTGGTACTCAAAAAATGTTAATAGAGTGGATAAAAGACAAAGACCGTTCTAATCAAAAGAAATACCCTTTATTGTGGTTTGTTATAGATAGTTATAACGACATTAACGACCAGTACGAGGCAAAAGTGAAGTTTATATTGTTTTACCAAAGCAAGTACCACTTTAAAAATAAAGATAGGTTTGAGTTGGTTTACAACAAAACATTAAACCCACTTTATGAAATCGTAAAAGAGAAATTAATATCGTCAAGAAACATAAACATTATGGGCTTGCAAAATCAAGTTTTTAAAAACATCGTTGATGCCGATAATTATGGCGTTAATTTCGATACATTGACAATCAAACGTCAGGAACACGATTTTAGCAGAGAAGCTGAGAGAGGAAAACAAAGCATAGCGCAAGAAGTTTTAGATGCAAAAATTTTTGAATTAACAATTAAAATCAATAAAAAATTATGTTAAACACATATATTACAGCCTGTGTATTAGAGTCAATAACAGGTATTGCAGTTGCCGACTGCGATTTAAAGAGTTTAGGCGATACAATGGGTATATCTTTATTATCAAAAGATGTATCTTTTTTGAAAACATTAACCAACGCCGAGTTTAAAACAAATTGGGAAAACTATGTAAGCGATGGTAAAATTGTGCCTTTAAAACAAGTTTTCGATTTTACACAAAACACAGGCGAAAATGAGGTTGCTACTTCAAGTTTAGGAATTAAAACTAAAATTAGAGAAGCAAAAGCAGATTTTACGTTTAGATATGACCGTTCGCATTGTTTTGATAATCAATTATCAAAATTAATGAATAAAGAATGGGATATTGTTTTGCATATGTCAAAAGGTCTTTTAATGACAACTAACGAGGCTGGAACAGTATTAAAAGGATTTGATGTATCATATAGCGATAAATCAACGTTCAAACTACAACAAGGAACAGACCCTCAAAGTTCGTCTGTAATGATACAATTCTCTCCTATGGGAACAGAAGAATTTAATTACAGAAAAGTAGTCATTGACACAGTTGCATTAGGATTTAACCCGTTTAATTTGAATGGACTTGTACAGTTGGATTTGAGTTTTTATATTGCTCCAATAGTAGGGGCTGATAAATTAACAATAAAAGTTTTAAATGCTTGTAGCGGTAACCCTGTTCCTGGTATTGCTGATGCTGGATATTGGGGTTTAATTTCAAGTGAAGCAAACACTATAACGGGTACACCAACAGATGAAGGTGGTGGAATATATGCTATTGACTTAACCACACCATTGGTTTTAAACGAAACTGTAAGAGCGTATCTCACAGATGGCACATACAATAGTATTACAACCCCTTTGGGTGTCAAGTACACAGGTAGTACACCTACCGTAAAAACAGTATAAAAACTGAAAATAAGGGCGGTGTTAAAAACCGCCTTTTTTTATATTATGATACAAAATAGCTACGAACATATCGCTTTTAAGGTAAGTGCTGGCGAGATTGAAACTTTTTTTTATAATGAGTTTGAAAGGATATTCCCATTAATAAAGAAGTCTATAAAAGAACGCTGGAAAACAGGACAAAAACCTGATGGCAGTAGAATAGGTTTATACTCTTGGTATAGTTACTCTTTATTTAAAGAAGAAAAAAACCCATTGGCTGGTTTTGGCGTTGTGGATTTGACCTTGACAGGAAGTTTAGGAGATAAACTTACATTTGGCTTATTATCGGAAAATGAATATTTAATATTCTCAACAGATGAAAAATATAGAGATATAGTAAACAAGTATGGCGAGTACAACTTCAATATAACCGATAAAGAGCGAGATAATATAGTAGCAGAAATAACAAAAAAAGTAGTAAACGAAATCATTAAAATAGCATATTATGAGTAAATGTTTCACTTGTGGACAAAATATGCCACAAACCACAAAGCAAAGAATAGAGCAATACAAAAAACTTGCAGAAGTTACAGGAAAAAACTATGTATATTTTGAAACAGAAAACGGCAATATAGGAATATCACAAGCCAGCGGATTTATCCCAAAAGAGGGCAAAGAGTTTGCATTAGTAACTGAATTTAACCCGAATAAAAATGACAACAAAGCAAGAAAACCTACAAAACAAATACCAGTCGCTGGAAATGTTCCCGTTAGTGGAATGGTGGAAAATCCTAAACAAGGAACTCGAACTAAAAGAAGTAAGCCAAGAAAAACTAAATGATTTATACGATGAGTATTTTGAGCGAATGAATAACTCAAAAGCAAAGTTTATGCTACGTGAAAGTATGGCTTTGGATAGAGAGTTTTATAAAATGAATTTGATAGTTGAGTACATCAAAAATTATAATTCACTTTTAAAAATACCTGAAATCAAAATACAAGAAGAACTGAAAGCGCAGTTTTTAGATAGTTTAAAGCAGTTGTTCCCATTGGTTAAATTAAGCGTATTTTCTACATTAGAAGAAATAAGCCAAACATTGATATTGCTTTACAACGGACAAAACGAGATAATACAAGAAAAACAAAAAGAAAACAACGAAAACGAAAAAACCAATATTTATAAGATAGTCGCTAATATTAGCGTATCTTTAAATTTAAAGTTAAACCCAACAGAATTAAGTGTGGCCGAGTTTATCGAATATTATAAAATAGCAGAAGAAAATGGCAAGTAATGTTATAGATATTAAAAAAGAAGTATCGGAGTTAGTCGAACTTTGGAGCAAACAAAATCAACTTTTGAAAGAGGCTTCGGTTTTGGCTAACCAATACGGACAAAACATACCAAAACGCCCAAGTGATAACACTAATGAGCGAGCAAAAGGAGTGGCTAACTTAACTGCTATACAAAAAGAGCAGTTAAGAGTAGAACAACAGCTCGAAAGTGTTAATGCAAAAATAGCTATTGCCAATGATAAAAACACACAAACATTAGCCGAACAAAGAACAGTTTTAAAATCTTTGAATGGTGCTTATGCAGAACTTACAGAAAAACACAAAAAAGCATCAATAACATTACGTGATTTGGTAGCACAAGGTGTAAAAGCTGGGCAAACACAAAAGCAATATAATAGAGAGCTTGCAAATGCAAAAAGAGAATATGACCAACTCGATGCAAAAGTAGTAAAAGCCAATAGGTCAATTAATCGTTTCAATGATAATGTAGGTAATTACCCTAAATTAGCTGGTGGCATTCGTGATTTAATGGGTGCTTTCGGTGTAGCAACAGGAATATATTTAGCCGTTGATATAGGTAAGAACATCTTAAACACCACAAGGGAATTACAAAGTTTAGATTTGGCGTTGAAAAATGTAACTGAAACGCAATCTAATTTTGCAGAACAACAAGCGTTTATCGGTGCTACTGCTGAAAAATACGGACTTGAAATAAATAGTTTAACAAAACAATTTACTCAATTTTACGTTTCTGCAAAAGATAAATTAGCAAATACCGAAATACAACAGATATTTGCAGATACCGCAAGCGCAGTTTCTGCTCTTGGTTTACCATTAGAAAATCAAGAGAAGGCGTTTTATGCTATGAACCAAATGATGTCAAAAGGTACAGTTCAAGCAGAGGAATTGAGAGGACAATTAGGCGATGCGATACCTGGCGCATTTGCAACTATGGTAAAAGCCTACAATGAATTGCACCCAAAACAACAAGTAACAGAGGCACAATTTGCTGGATTAATGAAAAAAGGGCAAATATTAGCCAATGAAATATTACCTGAATTTGCTAAACAATTAAAGAATGCAACAGGAGGAGAAGCTGGGGCGCAAATATCAACACTTAATAAAGAAATAAACAAATTAAGCAATGAGTGGGTTTCATTTGTAAGAAGTTTAAATGGAAGTAGAAATGAGTTAGGGGGTTTTTTCTCTTTTTTTATTGGCGAAGCAAGATTTGCTTTGAAATGGTGGAGAGAGTTTTTTGATGAATATAATATGAATTGGAAAAACATATTGTTACCTACTATGATAGTGCAAAAAGATATGTATAGACAAAGAGAAAAACAACTTAATGGCATATTTGAAACTAATAAAAAGACATCACAAGCCAGCTTAAAGTATATGACCGATGAAATCCAAAAGCAAAAATATGTAACAGACGGCCTAAAAACACATAATGCGGAAATAAAAAAACTACAAGAGGAGTATAAAAAAGCAAAAGAAATAAATAAAACTATAAATGTAAGAGGTAGATTTGATAAAGGTTTGTATAGTGCAGAAAACAAAGAACAGTTTGAGCAATTTAAAACAAATAAAGCGAGAATGTCGGAAATAGCAGAGCAAATAAGTGCAAGAAAAGGTCTTATTGCTGGTTTGACTATTACTAATAAAACTTCAAGTGAAGAAGAAGTAAAAGGCGATGAAAAAGTAAAAAAATCTAAAAAAGAAAAAATTGACTTAACCTTTAAAGAAATAGACAGCTTATATCAACTACGCAAAGCGCAAGCCGAAGCGAGAATAGACCAAAGCGCAGATGATGAAAGCAAAACATTTCAAGATCGTTTAATTTTATTAAAAGAGCATACCGATGCTAAAATATCCGAAAATGAGTTATATTATGACCACGAAACGGCAATAGCGTTAAAACAATATCACGATGACTTAAAGCGAAATAATGACG